ATCTAACCTTTATACGCTAAAAAAGGGGGTTGTAAACCCCCTTTTTTCATTTTATTTAAATTTTTTGGAGATATTGGTAGCGGATGTTATTCCAGATTTTGAGAAGTTGTTGTTTGAGTTTTTGGTCGCGGTTAGTGATAAAGGGGTTGAAAGGCATATCGTCTGATCGGTATTCGGGGTTGGTATAGTTTGGGTTTTGGTTAATGTAGATTTCAAACATCGCGGAGTAGAGTTTATAGTCAAGTTTTTGATTTTGGGTGAATTGTAAACGGACGTGTTTTTTAGGTTTGATGTAAGTAATAAGCGGGTCTGTTGCGCGGTGAACAGATAGAATTTTGAAAGATAGATCGTATTTTTTGATGATGTTGGTAAGAGTTTGAGGATCGAAAGAAATTGGAATATGAGTGATGTAAGAAAGGGATTTAGTAGATTTTTTGAGTAGGTTAGTCATGATGTATCTCCGTTTCATATACATCATTTATACGAACTAAATTATGTTCTGTAAACTCTTTTTTTGACTGAATAAGCAATATTAGCAAGGAATACTACTTGAATTAAAATCAAATATTCATCTAAAGCAGTTGGTCCTATAGTACCTCTGCCGCCGAATGATTCTAAACCAGCAGCGAGAGGTACTAAAAGGATATAAGCTAAAAATGGTATAGTAAGATATCGTATCATACGCCAAGAATTCTTGCTACTTCATGTTTGTTATCGTTTGGAAGTGCTTTGCCAGACATAATATGCTCTACAATTTGTTCAAAGTAAAATGCAGCATCTCCATGGCCATTTTCATCCAAGACAGCAGCACAATCTCTAAAGAACATCTTGAGCTTCATATCTGCCATGCCATCACCAAGAGCTGCTCGGTGAGATTTACCTGTACGCTGATTCATTCCAACCATTCCTTTCTAGCATATTCAAAAAGCTTTTGAATTGATCTTCGTTAAGCTCTAGTTTCTTACCAGGAATAGTTCCATTTGAATATTCCTGAACTCGTCCGCCGTACATATGTGTCGATACATAGTAGACGTGATCTTGATTTGGGTGTGTATATTTCATAATATATCCATAGTATCATAAAGGAGGGGAGCTGTAAACTCCCCTCTAAGTTTTAAGCCGCTAGAGCGTATTCTACAGCTTTTTCTGCAGCTTTGATTTTGCGGAGTTGGTTAGACCCAAACCACTGGCTATGAAGGCGGTTATCAGCATTACGACCTTGAAGGTGATCAGTCACGTATGTAACTGAGTTAAATGCCTGCCACCATGAACCCTCGGCAAACTCTGCACCTGGCTGTGTTTCAAGAACTTCAAAGGCTTGCTTAGCAACACGAGAAATATTATCTTGAGTAATACCATCTTTTTGCTTGTCTTGACCAGACGTAAGTGGGAAGACTTCGTTGTAGTAACCCATAAGAGACTCTACAGTGAAACGTTTTTGCCCGAGGAACTGAGCCATTTCTTTGTACTTAGCAAATTTCTCGTGAGCAATACCCATAGTAGCCTTGACAGTATCAGCATCAAACGCAGTGCGGTGACCAACTTTTACAGCACGTTGTGCTTGTGAGTTAAGAGCAAATGTCAGAGTATTGTTGCATACTACTCGAATTGGCGTAAAACGGATATCGATTGACTTGCCATAAACGTGTGGATTGCTAAAAAGCATATATGAGTCAACTTGATCTCCACCAAAGAGGTCAAATGATTCTTTTACTTTAGCAAGAGCCCAAACATAGTTACCGCCTTTAAGCGATCCTGCGGTATGCATTTCCATATCACCCGCAAGAACGTACTCATTGAAAAATTCAAAAGCTTGTTCATTCTGTACAGGATGCCAGTCTTTACCTACATTTGTAAGGATTTTACCATCAGACTCACGTACAAGAGACTTTTGACCAGTTAGAACGTTATCACCTTTGTAACGAATAAAGGACTCAACCTCTTCTACACGCCAATCGACGCCGGCCTTTTGCATCATTTGCTGTGGAGTGAGGTCGTTAGAAACCTTTGTACCAAGACCATGCCAAGGCAGATCGCCTGCATATGCCATTTGAGCTTCGCCGTTTACAATTTCAAGTTCGTGTGCCATGATATATTCTCCATTGTTGATATGAATATACTATCACTAGTGGAAATACTTGTAAACAGCTTATTTGATTTTAAATGAAATATTTTGTTCTTTTTCACGATCATCCAGTTCATATACTGAACGATATTGATTATTTGCATCAATAACAGATTTAAGAACGCTCAACAAATCTTCATTTGAATTTTCATATAGTGCATTTGTATCTTTAGGGAAGCAACTTCCACCAAAACCCTTTTTACCATCAAATCCTGGAACCGTCATATGAGAATGTCCGATCCTAGTATCACTTCCTATAACGTTTGATACAATATTATATCGGCCACCGTTCGATTCGACATAATCTTTATATTGATTAAACCATACTACTTTAGATGCAAGGAAGCTGTTAATCCCATACTTTACCATAGAGGCTTCTCCGGCCTTCATATGATGCATAGGTGCTGGATTGCAATTGCTATTATATTTGTAAAATGTTTTAAGTCGCTTTGTGTATTCATATCGACCGCCAAACACGTGAAATGCAGGGTTAATAAAATTATCAAAAGCATTACGCTCTGTTAAAAATTCTGGGTTATACACGAAGCGCTTATATCGAGTAAATTCTTCAGCCAGATCGGGTGTAATAGTCGATTTAATTACTACCATACCACTTGGAAATTGTTCAAGCTTTAGAATTACTTCCCTAATGATGTTGGCATCAATCCCGCCGGAATCATTTCCCATTGGGGTAGGCACACATACAAAAGTAACATCTGGGACATATGCTTCCAAATCATCCATATCGTGAAAGCCTTTATAAGGATCCACGATCATAATATCGTTAGATGTATTTTTAAACCCAAACTCTACAGCTTTACCTACAAAACCATAACCAATAATGGCAATCTTAGTTAGCTTATTCATTAATGTTTGCCTTCGCTAAAATTACTTACAAGTCTGTCACCGGATACAGCTCGACGTTTTACTTCATTAACCGAAATTCCATGTTTTTTAGCAACAGATTCATAAATCCATTCGATAGCGTCTTTAGTTGTCATAACTATTCCAATCAGTTCAATCATGTTTTTACATCATAACATATTCTTTACGATACGTAAACATCTTATTATCTTAGAGCATCTGTATTTCTACTCATTTCTGCAAATTCTCCCCAAGCTTTAAATGCCTGAATTACTTCAAGGGAAAACCAATCTTCTACATTTAAACTAATATCATCTTCTGAAGTTTCTTCAAGCGCAGAATATAAGTTGTCAGACATATAGGTCTGACCAGGCGTTAATAACGCATCTACTGATTTTGCATCTTCAATATATACCGGATCTGAAGCAATCTTCACGGCTATTTGTTTCGGAATTTGAAAATTAACCGGGTTGTCAACCACTACGTGCTTTTTCACAACTTCTTCTAAACTATATCCATCATCTCTAAGTTCATCAAAGTTTCGATTTTTAAATTGTGCATGCATAAATTTAACTACGGATAAGTGCTGGGCTGATAGCGCTACATTAACCTTATCATTATTTAAAATTTTATAATTATTCCCCACACACAGATATAAAAAATCTTCCACGGCATCACCATTATGAAGGGCAGAAGATATAAGGGGTCTAGTAGTAATATTTAAATCCTGGGTGTTATACTCGATTATACTATCCGAATATAGTGGCAACTTCCAATTATATGAATGATAGTACGAATTAAAATCGCTTCGAACTTCTCCTATTTTAACCATTTCAACGTATAGAGATTTCCAATATTCAAGCGCTGGTCTTAAATATCTTACAACTTTTACATTTTCAGCTATTTCAGTAAAATACTTTTTTATATGCTCATCTAAAATATTAGGCTGTATCCTAGAATAGTGCGCTGATGAAAGAACTACCTTAGGTTTATTTGATTTTAAAATTTGTTCTTTTAAATCAGCCATAGCTTCATCTTCATAATCAGTACCAATAGACTTTGCATAAAAGTTGTGATTATGCATGACAAATGAATTTTTGTGGGCTTTTGGGTAAAATAATTCTTCGGCAATAATATTATTTTTGTGAAAAGCCATTTGAATCGCAGTCGATCCGGCTTTATGATTGCCAATATGTATAATTATTTCCTTTTTCATTGATTTTCCAAAATAGAATTATTCAAAAGGTTATCGAAATGAAATCCTATGATTGCTGTTCGTCTAGTAATATTCCCGCTCACAACTCGGTGATTCCAACCAGTATTGATAAACCAAACTTCGCCGGGTTGCATCTGTAGACTTTTAACGCCTTCTTTGTCTTTAAATTCAAAGATTGAATCGTTGTTATTAAGGCAAATCTGTGCTCTGCAAATAACGCTAGTATCGGCGTCAATATGCCAATTTAACTCATGATCACCTTTCATCTCGCTTAGTCTGAAGCGGTATGTTTTATCAAATAACTGATCTAATGCAGGTCTAGTGTATCGCAAAATGTTATATGGATCAGGGTCCCATGTATCGTAAGCATATTCATCAACATCCGTATCAAAACTGGCATTTTTTTTCTGTAAGAGTATTTGACGGTAGCTTGAGCCGACGTTAAAAACTTCTTCATAATTGCAGTTTTGGCTAATTCCGTAGTTATCTCCACCAATATCATTTTTAATATTAGTATCAAGAATGTAATTTAGTTCATCAACAACTTTAGATGATACCTGACCAATCTTACAAAAAGTTTTAAGTTTATTTCTACGAGGACCAGTGCCACCAACCCTAGTTCTTTTAGTTTGTTCAATTAGACACTTTTCTGCCATCTGTCTTTCCATTCTTTAATAGTTATCTCTTTTAAGTTTGGTTTCTCACCATTATATATTACACTTTGCCAACAATCTTTTCCATAATCCTGGTCACAGGTAAGCATCATATTAGGGGCCAAAGCCCAATCAAGATGAGTCCTATACTTCATCTTAACAGAAAATCGCTCTATAGCAGGTCGCCGTGATATACTTTGCATAGAAACAAAGGCAGAATTATAACCTTTAATATAATCCAACTGATATGGTAACAATCTCATAGTTGGGCTGTGGAAAGTATCTACTTTAGGGTTTGTAAATCTCCTATAGTCTCTGTAGATATATGTTCTAGTGAGCAATCTATAACAGCCATCATAGTATTTCTGAATTGTAGAAAATGCTACCGGTCTATCACCGTCAAAAAGAAAAAACCATTCTTCATAATCAAAGAATGTATCAGGAAGAATGTCAAACCATTCTATATTACGCTTATCATAAAGTTTATTTTCTTTACCAAGTCTTATTAATTCATTTCGAAAGTTTTCATATCCGTATTCTTCAAGTGTTAAGACTTTTTGATTAATCGTATAAACCACGATGCTGGATCCCATTCATACCACTTTTTCCCAATCTGCCAATCCATGGGCTTTTCATGATGATTAGCGTGCCATCCTTCACCGCCGGTTAAAATGTTAGCTATCCAAGAATTGGAGACATTTTCATGACGGTGGCACAATGTATTTAGTAGACCAAATCCGATATAACCATATATCATTGGTGATATAATGAGTATTATATACCATTCAATAGGTAAAAGTAACCCCATAAAAAGGGTCGAAAGTCTAATTTCTTTATGATGTTTATGAAACCACATAACGCGTTTGTTTTTAAGTAAGTCAGTCACGTGTCTTGGGCGAATTGCAGGCACTTTAAATGTAGAAGTTAATACTCTCCAAACAGGCTGGTGCTTAGGCGAATGCGGATCTTTTTCGGTATCTGAGTGATTATGGTGCATTCTATGAACTCCAACCCAACCAAGGACCGATCCGGAGCCTGACAATGGGCCTAATATAAGTACCAGATATTCATACCAGACGTGAGCTTTAAATGATTTGTGCGAAAAATATCTGTGGTATCCTGCGGAAATTACGACTGAAGATAAAAAGAACCACCAGATAAAACTATATAAAACATAAATCAAATGTAAAGTTCCTTATATTTGTTTATAAATTCTTGAGCGAATATTTCTTGACCTAATTTATTAGGATGTTTATCTTTATCAGATATAAAACAGTTTTCTTTATGATCATATCTCAAAATATCTAAAAAATATCCATTTAATAGTGGCCAAAATGGCCAACCTATAATGCTATTTTTAGTTTTTTCTATTTGATCAAACATGGGATTGTCCATAAAGTATTGTATGGTTTGGCTTTTATCAATATAAGCTGCCGGGTTTAATCTACCTTCTTTTTGCATTTCATCAAGAACCCAAAAACTAAAAAATGTAAGGCCTTGGCCCATTATAAGTTTTATATTACGAGCCTTGCAAATATCTATGATTGCTATCATTCTAGATAACTGACTTTCTATCATATTTTTATAAACATCTTTATTGAAATTTTTGTTATTCCAAAATTTTTTGTTTATTTCGCCGATTCCAATATCATCCATCCAAGAGGTAATTTTAGAATTATTGCCATAATCATTATAAACTTCCATCAAAGCGTTAAAATCAAATGTATAAAAAGATTCCCTATCTGCGCCGCTCCACAAAATAGCAATAGTATCAATTTTATCTCCATGACTAGCTATCCCTTTAATAACTTCCCTGAAAATAAAATCAGAACTAGCGCCGGATTTTCCTAGATTGACACACTCTAAGTTTAATTCATTAGCCATAAGTTCAGGCCACATTGGCCAACCTGACCGTCCAACGTCTGGTAATGAGTCATCGCTGGATCTAAAGTTTTTATCTGTGTATGAACAGCCGGCAGCTAATAAAATCTTTTTACTCATTTATAAATTTCTCGATATCTTTTAGTAAATTCATTAGCTATCATTTTTTGACCAAGTTTATTAGGATGTCTATCAAGGGCAGAAATATAATATTCTTCTTTATCGTGTCTTATATCATCAAATGAATACCCGCCGATTTCTTTCATTATCGGCCAACCAATAAAATGTTTTTTTCTTCTGCTAACCTCAGTAAATATTGGATTATTTGTTAAAATGTTAACTACTTCTGAAGGCGGTATTGCACACTTGACTGGCAACTGTTTATTTTGAACCATTTGATTTATTGCAAAATAATCAAAATATACTAAACCGCCAAACATAACAAATTTTATATTACGGTTTTCACATATTTCCATAATAGCAAACATTTTTTTAATAGGATTCTGAATCATGGTTCTATACGTATCGGTACGCATAAAATGTGTGTTATTGAAATATTTTTGGCTTACTCGTCCAACCCCAATATCATCCATCCATGGAAATGGATCAAAACCGCCGGCGAGGCAATCGGTGTTACACTCTACAATAGGATTAAGAGTGAAATTAAAAAATGGAAGTCTATCAGAAGTAGACCACAGAATGGCTACAGTGTCTACTCTATTACCGTATGTAGCTAACCCTTCTAGAATTGTATCTAGTATATAATCAGCGCCGGCGCCAGATCGACCTTTATTTACACACTGTAAACCCAGCTCATTAGCCATAAGCTCTGGCCACATTGGCCAATCAGGTTCTACGTTAGGATCACATGATTTATATTTTCCGTCAGTATAAGAACAACCTGAAGCTAAAAGTATCTTTTTCATCAGTAAAATACCTTAACATTATACTTTGTTTGAAACATTACAGCGTCTGATTCATTGTTTACCATTGGCATCCCTTTGATATTTAGACTTGTATTTAGCAGCATAGGAACACCAGTCAATTCATAGAACTCTTCAAGAATAGGACGAAGTACAGATCCGCAACTATTCTTTACAACCTGAACCCTTGCACTGCCATCAACGTGAGTAACTGAACTATAGTCATGCTTTGCTTGTGCTACAAACTGCATATATTCGTTCATCGGTCCTTCGAAATATTCAGAAGCAAATTCTTCCAAGATTGCAGGTGCAAAGGGGCGAAAGAGTTGCCGTTGTTTAATCTGGTTAACAGTATCCTTGATATCTCGTCTAGGGTCAGCAAGCAAGCTACGATTGCCAAGGGCACGAGGGCCAAACTCACTACGACCGTTTGCAACACCGCAATAAGAATTATCAACAATATACTGAGCAACTTTTTTAGGGTTGATATTACGTTCAATATTGTATCCAAGATACGGATCCTTCCATTTTAATTTACGTCCATATGCCAACGCTGCAGCACCAAGTGATGAACCCGCATCACCCGGGTTTGGCATAATCCAAATGTTCTTATCTTTAATCTTACTGTTAGCTGCACAATTGAGTGCACATCCACCCATATATACTAGGTTCGGATGAGTGCAATAGTTATCAATAATCTTAAGTAATTCTTTTTCAAACGTAGCTTGGGCTGATGCGGCTAAGTCTTCGTTCTTTGCATTTGGCAAATAGTCGCCAATACCTTTATGATTGTTACGATGTAGCAGTTCAGACATATCATAGATAGGTTCACCATAAGCAGCCATACCCATAAGAATATATTCGTCTTCATTAGGTTTTAATCCGACACGCTGTGTCACTGCAGAGTAAAATAGGCCGAGAGAGTACGGATACTTCCAGCTTTTGATCTTTCTCATCTGCGCGTGATTATAATGATCCGTCCAAGCTTCCCATACAGAAATTGTATCCCATTCTCCAATGGAATCAATAACTAATACATTAGCTTTATCAAACGGAGATGTATGGAATCCAGCTGCAGCATGTGACTGATGGTGATAGAATGTTTTCTTTTTACACATATCAAAGCACCAATCACACTTATATGATTTTATGGCTTCTTGCCCAAATAGAACTCTTCGAGTATTCTTAAGCCAATTCTTTTCATAATATGCGTATAAATCATGATCAAAATACTGATCAGGATGAATATTAGGATCATTCTTAATTTTAGAATACCGCTCAGAATGACCAGCATAAAGAATTTCACCTTTATCCACTAATGCAACACCTGCATCATGGAAACCTTCACTCACACCCAAAATTCTCATAGTATACCACCCATCCATAAAAGATACTTTTATATTATACCACTATATACCCGTTTGTAAACAGTTAATTGTTCAATGGGTTATCTAATGCTTCTTGTAAGACTTCTTTTATGTCTTTATCAAGTTGTCTCATATCAGTATCTATACGGGTTTCTGTCTCACGCATGGTATCACGAACATCTTTTTCTGACTCTCTAATAGTCTTTTCTACTTCTCGTATAGATGACGTCACATCCTTTTGCACTTGATTCATTTCAGTGCGAATACCTTCAAGAGTTTCTTCAATATTATCCTGAGCATCTTTGACACGATTTTCCGATTTGGCTACTTTATCTTCCATTCGATCTACTGCCTGCTCAAGCTTAAGTAAATCAGCACGTAAGCCATCTTTAATATCGCGAGTATAGTCAATTGCTCCGTCAAGCTTTGTCTGCACTAATACATTTTCTGCTTTGATTTCGTCTATGTCAATGTTCTGAATTACTTCTTTCATGTCCATATAATCTTTATAGAATTCAAAACCACCCCACAAAGCACCACCGGCAGTAGACAGCGCCGTTAGTACGACCGCCATCTTACCACCACGAAAAGTCATTCCTCCAAATTCAAATTCTGCCATGCTCTTTCCTTACTTTTTAGGTGCAGTAGGTTTTGAAGCGGAGTTTTTAGCATATGCTTGTGAACCAAAGAATGCGGCAACAATGCCAGCAACAGATACAAAGTATGTTGCGGCCATATTTCCTAAAATCTTACCAGCTTCATCTAAACCGACTAATAATGCCAATACAACTGCAAATGGATATAAAAGTAATCCACCTAGTGCAAACCAGGTCATATTTCTTTGGGCATCGCGCATAGCATCTGCGTCTTCAAGTTCTTTTCGTTTGAACTCGAGGTACATTGCTTCTTCCTCGGCGGACACATGGCCGTCGCCGTTGGTATCAGCGGGATGAAAATGTTGTGGTTCTTTTTTAATTTCTTCTTCGGCCATTGTCTTTCCTTATATAAGTTATTCATAAAGTAAGTCAATGCCCAAAGGCTTAATTATCAATTTTCAAATTGTAATTCTCTAAGTTGTTTTAACTCTGCTTCGAGTTTTAAAACTTCGAGTTGTTTCTTTTTTAGTTCTAATTCGTATAGCCTATTACAATCAATTCGGCTCTTAACTCTTTTGCCAAGAGGTATAACAATCCTGGCATAGACTCCAACATCACCCGGCGTATTACTCCCAAAGCCTCCGCCTTGTTCAACCGTACCAGTCACGCCAAATTCCATATTAGTCGCTGACCCAATAGCATTTGAGCAATCAAGTTCTCCGGCCCTAAACTTATCAGATTGATAGTTTTGAGGCATTGAAGGTAAGCCTAAACTTATAGAACTTGAATCACTGTATGCACTTGTTGCCATTAACATAAAAATAATAAAATATCTCACATTTTTGCCTCACTTTATTTTCGAACATATCTTAGAAGATACTCCTGTAGTTCGAACATTGTCCTTTTCTAATTTAGATAAGGTGCAAATATAGGTAGCATCATCTAAATCACTATTGCGGATATAAACCTCAAAGGTCTTTTTTTCTAAATATTCTAACTTTATAATCTTTTCTTCTGAAGCAAATGGAATTGGCTCCCATTCACTCGTAAACACACCAATTTCATAATACCTAACATCATCTCGTCTATTAAATATTTTCATATTTGTCACTGAAACGCCGGTTATATACGACGGTTTCATAGTAGGATAAGCTGGAACCATCTCATGAGCATTTGCTGCACCAGACAGCCCCAACAATATCCCTATCACATACTTCATATTACTTTGCGATACATTCGGCTTCTACGATAGCAGTATAGTTACCGCCTGGAAGAGCCTGATTATATCCGTATTCGGCAGAGGATTCAATAGTGAACCACGTGCTACCGGCAATTGTCATATCGTATTCAGTTGTGCTATCGTATACGACTTTATTTGTTTCATATGCCGACATTAATGGATCTGTAACTTCGTCTACCGCAATAGTACCAGTCCAGTTAACAACATCATTCAAAGTTGGTGATGATGAGAATGATGTCGGGTACGAGATTTTTGCAATATAGCTATCAGCTAAAGAAACGTCGTAGCGAATACGAGGAACAACGCCGCCATCTGCAGATGCAGTGCTTAGTTTGTCGGCAGTAGGGTTGCCATATACGCCCTGAGTTTCAGTGTGAACAGAACATTTAGACTGAACTGTACCCGTAATATTAACATTTGCAAAGCTTGCAGATGCTAATAGCGAAAACGCCACTGTAAGTGTTTTTGTGTTGAACATTTTAGTTCTCCGATTGTTTATCTTATTAATCATATTGTAAACGAACCATATCCCTATGCAATTGTTGACTTGCCAAATTGCTCAATGCTTTTCTGTTGTCGGGAATATCTTTATCCTCAAATGATAAAGAATCTTCGTATATTCCACCATTTATAGTAACGGTGTAATATGTTTGTATCTGAGAAGTACCAGATAATTGTTTTAATGCGTATGCCTGTTGATCTGCATTGCCAATAGATTCAGCTGCTCCAGTAATGGCTAGTAAGTCAGACAAAGAGACTTCTTCCTCTTTTTCCTCTTCTTCTAATTCAACCTCAGCAACTTCAACTTCCTTTATTTCAGTATCGGCGTTTTCTTCTAAGTATTTTTGCACTAACTCATCGTAATATGGGTCATCATATTCAATAGTATTAAAAAATCCATTATCTAACAAATACGCATACATTGAATCAAAATATCCATCACAGCTTGGATCTAATAAAGGATTGTAACATGTATCAAATTTATATGTGTATGATATATTAGAATCGCTAATCGTACCATCACCATTCACAAATATTTCCCCAGGTCCCCATCTATTACCTGGAATGTTAGTAATCATCGGATCAAATCCAACTTTAGTATTTCCAGGTAATTGATCCCAACTATCGCTTCTCTCGTATACATAACCACCATTTATTGCGTCTTCATTACGAATAACAACAGTGGCATCAGTAGATGGATCTTTCGTTATAGTATAACGATGAAATACACCACTAACCTCTATACCAGCCTCGGGCGGTAATATATCAGCCATATTCCAAGTGTAACCATTGCCAGTAGCATTATTGGTTTGTCCGGTTATGACTTCAGAGTAGCAATAAGAGTAAGAGACCACCAACACCAGCGGCGCCTTTAAGAGTGCTTTTATCATCTTCATCCATATCTTTCAGAATAGTGCTTCGTTTTACATTTGATGGTTGTTTACCTTCATCTAGTTTCCAAGCTTCCTTAGCAGCATCACCTATCATTCCGTCATATGGGCAGGGTGTTCCGGCATCCATCATAGCATCAAAAATTCTAGAATCTTGACACATAACAGATACAGCAGCAACTTTCATGCCCATGTCATATAAAGTTTTTGCATTTTTGAGTCGTTCACAATTCATATCACGAACTGTTTTACCAGCAGAGATACCTAAAATTTGTGTTTGAACAGCACCAGAAACGCCAATCGTACATGTATCACTATTCGATGTATTGATCGAAGGTGAAATTGCTGATGGTGGTGGAGTCTTAACTGTTGTAGTCGAAGTTGAATTCGAATTAACAGTACTATCGGTTGTGGATTCAGTAACAATTGGTTCAGCAACTGCTAAAGAGTAAGCAAGAATCAATGGCACTGCAATTAGTAATTTTTTAAACATAGCATAGTCCTATAATATAATAACATTCCTATTTATACAAAAAAAGAGCGCCACAAGGACGCTCTTTTAATTCGGATGGCGTATAGCCTATCCCCGTGCCAAAGGCAGTTATTAGAAGTTAAAGCCAACGCCAACTGTTGCTGTGTCGTATTTAAAGTCTTTGTCTGCAACAACAGAACCGTAAACAGATACGTTTGATGTTACGCCGTATGTCGCTTTTGCTGAAACGCCAGTAAAGTCAAGTGATGCGCTTGAGCCAGCAAAATCTGCTGAGGCATGCATTTTTGGCTCAACAAGGAAACCAGCCATAGAAAGCTCTGGACCGAATTCGATTGCAGTTGTTTCAGCTTCGATATCATATTCAACATCGCCGGCAAAGCCAAGGTTAGCAAGGTCAGCTGCGAATGCAGAAGTTGTAAGAGCGAATGTTGCGGCTGTTGCCAAGAGAATATTTTTCATTGTTTAGTCCTATAAAGTTAAAAAGTTGTTTTAGTTGTGGTAGGTCCGTTCTGTTAACATGGTGGAACCTTGTACCAAAGCTTTCAGAATTATTCTAATTCATCAGCCATACCGTGATTAACATCTGCGTGACCCTGTTCATCGTTGCGAACAGCAATTACTACATCACGCAGTGTCGAATTTTTGTTTAACTCGTAGTAATCAATAGCAATCTGAGGCGCTTGTATATTTTCTGTGCGCCCTGCATCGATCTCTTCGAGATATTGAGTGTAACTTATGACTGCTTGATCCTCGAAGTATCCAACCATTCTATGCGCAGTCTTTGGAAAGAAAACATACAGAATAAAATAGAAGTGCCAAAACACAAATTGAGCAAATAGAATAATTAAACGTTCGAACCAATTTGGTTTAGCGATCTCAATAAAGATCATTAGGTGCATACGCTCATTCTCTGCTTCGTCTAGAAGTGTTTTAATCCAGCCTCTATCATCTGGTTGCATCTTTCTTAGGCTGCGCAAGTGTTGCCACATACCAGCAACCATACCAGGTACACCTGCAACAGTTTCTAACACAACTGCTCTGTGTCCGTATCGTTTAGCAAAGAATGTGTCAGCAAACAAGCGAAACGACATAGTTAACCCGTAAGCTACTTTGTCAGAAAATGTTCCAGGAGTTACATGCATAAATCTTCATATCGCGTTGTGTGCTGACGATGCGTGCATAGCACTTGCTTTGTCGTAAAAATCTGCTTAAGGCGTTTAATCATTATATGTCCTTCAAGTTATAGTAAGCCCGTTCTGTTTCTAGGTGGTGCTCATACCCACCAGCATTATGCCGCTAGGGCGTAACCTGTAGGTGCGAAATTTTCATTTGCATTTAGTTTAATTGACCAATAACGCAGTCATCCGGTAAACTCCACTTCATCTTCACACCTGTCGATCCTATTTCGACCCCATCAAAAAAACACTGCGTTTATCATAAATCCTATTAAAACTCCTACCAGAATATAGTAGAATTTATTAAAGATCAGATCATACATAATAATGCCCTTTTGGTGGAGTCGCTGGGTACCGCCCCCAGGTCCAGAATGTGTCCACGTTGCTTCAACGTTTACAAGTTATATATTAACATAAGAGGCAGATTAAGTAAACCACTATGTTATAGTTTTAATACTGTGACTTTATAATCACTTTTTACGAAGCTTTGCTTTGATGTCTTCGAGTCCAGGTTTGACGGCCGGTTTGGATTCCGGTACAGCTTCAGTGGGTTTCTTATCCCATCCATGGCTGCTTTTAATAGCGGAGATTCTTTTCCGTATGTTGTCGGTCTTCTCATAGATGGCTTCCACCTCTTTGTTGCGCTGATCCATCATATTCTTGTGGTCGCTCATACGCAACCAATCAACAGGCTTTCCAAGGACGCATTGTATATTCATGATCTATTCTATCAAACTGATAAGCTAGTGTGTAATACAAAGTATCAATGGCCTGATACAACTGTTCTAGAGTACCATTATTATCAATAACGTAGTCAGTCATCCATGGTTCTAGACTCATAGATGATTTATCTTCAGGCGGAAGGTGGTCTGAGCGATCTACCCAAATAGCACAATCGATCAAGCCAGCATTCTTGATACCATGGAATTCACGTTTATTGCGAAGACCTGCATAGATGTCAGAAATCTCAAAGATCTCACGGCCAATGGTAGCAGGATCATCTTTACAACGTGCAGCAATAAGATCATACCATTCTGATCTATGATTACCACGATCTTCAAAACATTCTTCTACCGTCTTATAGCCATAAAGTGGAGCCAATACTGGAAATACTGTATGTTCTGCATTATGCATACTTGAAGATGCAAACTGCAATCCATATTTAGATTCAAAATATTCAGCAACAGTGTCTTTACCGTGACGTGCATGGCCGACAATCAATAGTTTCATTATTAGTCTTTCTTATAAAAAATGTGAGCGCCAATTTTAGTTACTTCAGTATAAGCATTTGCCCACGAAGGATTTACGTAGTCAGCGTGGTAAAACACTGCGCCGAGTGCAAAATCGTCTTCTTGATCTTTATATACCCTTTCAGCAATATCTTTGGCAATTTCCCACTGCTCTATTTCTTTTGGAGTGTGGTCTTTAATTGTATGAGTCCAGCTAAATTGCTTACGCTGATATACTACTTTACATACGTCATTTGGCCAGCTTTTATGCTCAACACGGTTCATAGTAACCTGAGCAACTGCGATCTGGCCGGCTATTGGCTCACCACGTGCTTCGTGGTAGATGTTAAGCGCAAGGCAGGTTTTATCCTTTCCTGCCTTGGCCTTTGCTGCGTCTGATGTACAGCCTATAATAAAACCAGCTACTATAGCTATTGTCATCATAAATGATAGTGTATTAGTGATTTTCATTGTTCTGCCTCATTAATTATTACAACTGTTATACCATATATGAAAAGGAGTGTAAACAACTATTTTCGCTTAATCTAGTTTTTTTATGCCAAGTGCCCAGTTCTCTGCAGCATCCTCGACATACCGCAAAGATTTGTTATGGAAATCCTCTGTAAAAAACTTTTTACCGTTATCATCAAAGTACTCGATATAGATCATTTCTTCTTTTAAATCCATATGGACTTCACAATGACCTCGGCCAGGAGGATCGGCATAATACGTTGAGATTTTTCTATTCATCTTGTACAAATTCCTCTACCATCGGAAAGATCTTAGCGATTGCCTTAGCAACTTCACGTGCAACTTCAATGTGTTCTTGTTGTGTGCCATTAGCAGAACGCAATTCAATATAATGAACCCAAGAGCGAAGAGTACCATTCATATAGACTTTACTTACAGTATTGCCTTCAGGAAGAACACACCGAGCTTGTTCCTTTGCAATGCCATTCATAATTGCCCATTGATACGCAAGTTTAGCTTCATGAATAATCTGGGTTTGTTTCATTGCCCAAGCTTTTTGCAATTCAAGATCGTCACTTTCAATACTATTCTGACGATTCTTTGGATCTTGCATCCGTGCTTCTCTTAGAACAAAGGAAACATCAAGGTCGTTAGGATCGGCGTAGCGCTGGCTAAATTCCTGAAAGTAGAAGCTTCTGTGTCGGAGGATCTGGCGGGCGATGTCCCTCGTCGTGTCGATGCCGATTGTGGCGTTGCACATTTCAAGGGGTGACCAGTGCTTGTGCTTGACGAGATATCGGACGAGCTTTTCTCCAGTTTCTGAGTTGAACTGGTTAGCTGGGTTAGATACTCGGGCACAGTAGGCAATAAGCTCAAGTGCGTCATTGAAGTGCTCCTTAAATTCTTCTGATGGTGCGGGTTGCACCACCAGAAAGGCATTCGCTTTTGAATACTGATATGACATTATCGACCCATTGCCATAAGAGGATTGACCATACCCTTTTCAGGATTTTGATTATACTTCACGTAATCCTTACCACTAATCTTATAGGTGATAAATTGGCGATTGGTTTCTTCCTTATTAGGGTTTTCCATCGTGATTTTTACGTTCTTGCCTTTAGCAAGCGCGTTCAATTTACGGATCATCTTGTCTGCGTTTGTCATGCCTTGACTGCCATATCCAATGGATGAACGACGCTCACCCTTTGATACGTTGCCGGTGCTATGTCTTTTCTTTCCCATAATATTCTCCTAGAATTTAAAGTCTTCAAATTTTTTCTGATCTTCACCCTGATTGGTTCGATCAAACATTGGTGTGTCGTTCATTAAGTTTTGGCTAGTATCATCAGCATCAAACAATCTCATCTTAGATCTATCAATACCAACAACAAAGCGTTTATTTTTATTTGGATCGTTGTATCTATTCTTCAATTGTTTGACCATAATCTGTCCTTGTGCATCTAACTCTTCGCTAGATACCAAAGCAAACATTAGGTCTGCGGTAGCGGGTAGTCCAAAAGACTCGGACGTATCTTCAAGCCCAGGATCCGAACTAGAATAACCAGTGCGAGTCGTTTGCGTTGCAGAGACGATCGGTAGGTCAAATTCGACAGCGAGGCCACGTAGTTCTTCAGCAATGGCTTTAATGTATGCATAGCTGTTTACTGATCCTCCCATTTTCATTCTTGCTGATGCACAGATATTAAGATAATCTACAAAGATAATATCTGGGACAAAGGCTTTTTTAAGTTTCAATTCATTTAACAATGCTCTGAAGTGATTAGCATTAGCCGAACCGGTTGGATACTCTTTAACAATAAGTTTACCATTAGTTTTAGTCTTAAGACTGTTTACACGATCTTTAAACATCTGCTCATCCATACTATCAATTTGTTCGATAGGAATGTCAAGCAAGTTGGCGTCGATACGTTCAGCTACACGTTCTTCACTCATCTCCATGGATATATATAGAACATTTCTGCCTTCATTCAAGGCTGCAGCTGCAACATGGCACATAAACAGAGACTTACCTACTCCAGTGCCGGCAAGAGCAATGTTCAGTGATTTATTAGCAAGGCCACCTTTAGTAATTAGATTGAAATATTCAATATCAAATGGGATCTTTTCTTCCTGTGAATGATAAAATTCATATCGCTCATTAACATTCTCAAGATAGTCGTGGCCGATGTTCGTATCAAATGTAACCGCCAAAGCTTTTTGTAGGATATCAGGCAAAGCATTTTTTGTGAGGGTCTTATGCTTACCATCAATAATGCTAATAGACTCCATAACAGCATTGAATAGTGCCCGATCTTGGCACCATTTCTCTGTTTTATTATAAAGCCATTCATCATCAATATCTTCAATCTTAAAGATTTCTGGGATGATTTCTACTGCATGACGATAGTGCTCATCAGACATAGTTTGATTATCATCAAGTTCAATCTTAAATGCTTCAGCTGTAGGCAGTTTATTATACTTGGCAACAAACTTGGCTACTTCACGAAATAGTTGTTGATATACTCCTTCAAAATATTCGGGTTGGATGAAAGGGAGTACACGCCTCATATACTCCTCATTCACCAATAGATTACGCAGAACAGTCTGTTCGATATTAGCGGTAATCAAGGTTTATCCTTTTGTTTTTGATTGATTTTTATTTTCTAGAGTGGCCGCAGCATTCTCTAATACTGAAGATAATATCATACTTGCGTACTCTTGTAAATCAGTATTTGAATCGCTCAATTCACCATCAGGGGATGATACAACATCAAAGTTAAATGTCATATATTCTTCATCATCCGACACCTTAAGTTCGCCAAACTTAAGGACAGTTTCAGTAAAGTTTCCTGATAGAATACGAATATCCCAATTCTCACCTTCTGACGGAACTAGCTCGTAGTCCACGTTTTCAGCAGGAAGTGATTTTCCTTCTAAATCAAACGTGTTCATTGTTCTTCCTCCAACACAATTGCATCCATATCAACAAGAGACTCATGTCCAATTTGATATTGTTTTTTCAAAAATTCTTTAAAGTCGGTGTTTTCAAAGATAGGTTTCCAGAATTCTTCTGTTAGTGTATCCTTCGCGCGATACTTAGGATCCACCAATTCGCCTGTTTCTTGATCTACACGGCAGAACCATCCATTCGACGGTTTAGCAGCATAGTTACCCGCGAGAGCAACATCAAGAAGACCTGACCATTTCTCTACGCCACCTTCCCATGATACCGAAATAGGGATCTTGGATTTTTCTTTAACAAAGCGAGACTTCTCAACATTGATAACAAAGTGATAACCTTTGATCTCAGTACCAACTTTATCTTGTTGACGACCAAGAATCCAGATATTATCTGCAGAGTAATAAATCCCAGTGCCACCAGATACAATAGCTTTAGGAAACAGCCCAATTTCTTGATATGTATGGTTAATAGCCAACATAGGAATATTCTTCATAGCAAGATATGGTGTTGCCATACGGAACAAACCTTTCAATGCTTTGGCTCGTGACATATCTGCTACTGACTTTTCATTCAGAGCATCTTCCATTTCTTTCTTCGATGCAAGGTTACCAATAGAGTCAATGACAACAATTACATTATCCTTGCGATCAAGTTGCTCGAGCTGGCCAATAAGATCGAACTTAAGTTCTTCAACATTCATAATAGGAGTATGAAGAACCCGAGAAGGATCAATACCAAACTGCTTGAAGTATGACTGAGGAGAACCAAATTCTGAGTCATAAAATAGAATCACTGCATCATCGTATTTCTTTAGATATGCACCTGCCATAAGAAGAGCAAATGAAGTCTTAAAGTGCTTTGAAGGGCCAGCGAGAACAGTAAGTCCAGGAGTAAGACCTCCATCTGGATCACCTGATAGTGCAACGTTCACCATCGGAACGTCAGTTTGCACCATATCCTTTTCATTAAAGAACTTTGACTCAGACAACACTTCAGTCGTCTTAAGCTTAGAGTTCTTTTTCAATCTGTCCATAATTGAAGACATTAAATAAATTCCCATTCGATATTTGTTTCATTAAACAGATCCATAGACATTTTCCATGAGTCAGCCCAACGTGGATCATCAGGATTACCTTGCATGACTACACGTTTTATTCCAGTTTGAATTAAACCAAGTGCACACTTGTTGCAGCAAGGCAATCCCGATACGTACATTGTAGCACCATCAAGTGATACTCCATTATATGTAGCATTGTAAATAGCATTCATTTCTGCATGAACGATTAATTCATATTTAAGTTCACGATTATTATAGCGATAATCAGCATCATCTATACCACGAGGAAAGCCATTATAACCAGTGCATAAGACTTGGCCCTTATCGCTAACCGCCACTGCACCTACCTGAGTTGATGGATCTTTAGACCAGGAACTAACCTGCTGTGCCATCTTAATATAGCGAAGATCCCATTTGCGAGACATATCTTTTCCTAATGTTGTGAATGATTAATTATAGCAAAGTTATCCGCCAATGTAAACATCCATTTCTGGACGATACCAAACTTTTTGATTGTGAATACGACCGAGCAAGTTATAAATTTCTGCTGTCTCTTCCGACAGTTCTAGGATCTTTTTAGCAGTACTAGGAGTTTGGCACAGTCCTGATAGTTCAGCAAGACGAGTATATAGTGCCTTCTCAATATGTGAGATATCATTTACAGTAAGAGTGAAGTTTGTATTAGGTTTCATATTTTATCCAAACATAGTTTCAAGTGGTGATTTTTCAGCCGGCTGACCCTGCCGTTGTTCCCAACCAGCGGACCATCCAGAATTATTAGTTATATCGGCAGGAACATGGTCAAATGTAGAATCGCTACGTGGAACATAGTTTTGTCCAAAGCGAACAAAGTCGCACATAACGTCTTCGTTATCCCTCGGAGCTCCTCCCATTCTTTCACATAGCACGTCCATCATTTCATCCGTGCTATATCCCTTAGAAAGTTTCTTCATACAACGAATAGCATTATTACCAAAATATCCATGCGACATATCATCAACTAAGTCTTTGTGATAGTCACCCAAGTCATATGAAAAGGCGGCGTATACGAAGTTAAATCGTTTATGTCCTACTTGGACATTATACTCGTTAAGAAAGTCAACTACTTCTTTATGTGTTTTCTTCTCACCTTTACCTAACCAGTCCATAAAACGATCTAGCAGCGGTTCAAGTTCATTTACCATAAAGTCAAGACATGTTACACCTTTACGTGGCGATGGTGGTTGGTTTCCAATGGATGTGAATAGTGGTTTACCCATTGACTTTACATAAGCCATATGCTCTTGCATGTCTTTAATATCACGAAGACTTCCCCAATGCTGAATAGCATTATTGCGGTACCCATGGTCACGCGTGAAAGAAGCACCTGATCCAGTAATACGATGGCACAAGTAAACATAAAACCAAGTTTTTGTATCCCATCGTGCGGTATCATACGAGTCAATGATTTGTCTACGATCGTCTGATTGATGATGCCACTTAGGTGTCATTGTCATAAACTTAAGATCCTGAAGGACATTTGAAAACCCAGCGGCATTACGAGTGTAACAATCGTAGATATCAATCTTTTGCATTAATGGATCATTGACAGCTTTATCTGCTTCTTTACCAGTATACGCCACCTTTCCCCAGTTACAATTATCTTGAAGCCATTTGGCTCTTGGGTAATAGTAATTAGACAGTACGTCTAAAGCCTCTTCATTAAGCCACTTCATTCTTAGGCCACTCCCTATAAGACTTTGTTTCTTTAATGATATCTAAGTTTTGTAAAACGGGTTCTTTACCAACATTCCAAAATAGAATGTCTTTACCTGAATTCTTTGGAATATACTTCCACACCTTACCATCATATGTATCAATGTTTGGGAAGGGTGGCAGGTTATTAGCTTTCTCAGATGTAGTGAATGGGAGTGGTTCAGAAATTGCTTCTGCGATTCCAAGCTCACCTGCCTTCATGTTACGTGATACACATACCGACGTAAACTTGGCATTAGGCCATGCAATTTGGAGTGATCGTGTGAGAACTCCAGTTGAAGTTGCAACATATACTTCATCAGGCGCTTTAATCTTCGAAGCACTCTTCACCATACCAGCAGTTACTAACTCGTGTTTAAGACCCAATGGAACAAAGAAAGCATTGGAATGTTCGTCTGCCCATTTCTTCGCAATAAGATTCAAGTTAGGCATTGCTGCAATGCGATGGAAACTTACTTCAGCTCCTCGTTCAATACAACAAGCCTGATGAACTGAGATCTGCTTTGACGATGGCATAAAGAGTTTTACTTTTTTATTATGATGCTTTGCAACATCAAGAATAGAAACTCCAGCAAGACCTGTACGTGGCTGCACATACACAATAGTATCGATTTCTTCAGGCAAAGATGAAATTAGGCAATCACCGCCACGTACTTTAGATCCAGTAAGATAATCATCACGGACAACACGAATGCCTTCATGCTCTACAATTTTAGGAGTGCCATAAGGATCTTCCCAGTCACCTGCTAGATCAAGGTAATACTCTTTAGTTTCCTCTAGCGAACTCCATGGGAATGGCCGAAGGTCTTTATTGATACCATCAATAACGTGATTATTATGCGCCAAAAGCGTTTTCTCCAAAATCGTTTCTACGATAGAATGGTGGTGCAATGTGGAAGCTACCACCAAATTCCATGTAGGTTGTTGCGTATTTCTCTGGATCCATTGTATACCAGAACTCAGGTGGTTGTACAACACTAACTTTGTTGTTATGAAGTTCCTCAATGAAATTGGAAGTCAATGCTTTACGCTCTTCCAATGATCCAAAGAATGGAGTCTTCTTATAATAACCGGTTTTAGGAACACGACGACCTTCAAACTCTACAGGAACCGGTGCGGCAAAACTCACCTTACAGTTATATAGCGATTCTAATTCTTTACCCTGACGGACGTATTCACCAATAAATTCTTTTAGATTAATATCATGACGAAGCAAGTGATGGCGAATATCAATAGATCCAAGCGATAGCGTAATTTCACCAAATGGTGTCATACCACGGAACATATTTTTAAGGCCTTCTTTCAAAGCTCCATGTAGAGTTTTACCATCATTGCGCAGAACATGATCATACGCACGACTGAAAGAAATTGAGTGTGAATCGCCAAGAGTAATGCCAGTCAATAGGGGATTTGTATCTTGTTGCTTTAGAGAGGGAATAGAAGCAATTCTAGCCGAGACAGCATCACACCATTCTTCAGTAATACCTTCATATGTAGTTTTAGCAGTAAGTCGCTTCTTCAATTGAGCTCCATAATCAGGCATGTCATGATCAAGTGATACTACATGCTTACAGGCCAAGACCAGATTAATACGATCATAAACTGATTTATCGGCGCCACCAAACAAATTCAGTGTGCCACCAAAGTTGGCGCCGTGATCGATGTAAACTGTATCAAACTGTCGGATCTGTGACGAACACTTATGGTCAATAGCAGCGCCAAGTTGGTGGCTCCATACTTTAGACCAACCCAAAGTATGCGACTTAGGATTGACCGGAATGTTTGAAATTGGATTTGTGATTACGCTTGTCATATTAGTTCACCAAATTAAAGTGCTTTTCGTATACGTGCAAGTTCATTACTTGCCAATACAAATCACCCATTTCAAGCTTAGGTGTCATGCCACGGAATACAAGAGCATTAATCATATTGCTCATAAGATACTTTGCCCATGCATAGTCATTCTTATAACCAAAGACTACATCATTGCTGCGCATCTGGGATACCATATGGAGTTTACTGTCACGGATATAGAATGTCTGAGCATTGGTACAGATAAAGTCATTCTTTCCATTTTCATTATACTCTACCCAAATTGATGGGCGATTATAAATCATTTGAGCACGACGAGAATCTGGATTTGATACTAGTTCATCTGCGGCATTCTGAAACTGGCGAAAGTACTTTTCAGAGAATAGTAGGTGACCATAGTTTGAATTGATTTCGCCATTATGGTTAGCCGAATATTTCCATGCGGCAGGTGGCTGTTTGTCTTTATGAATGTCGTTAATATTTGTTGACATTGATTCATACCATGCAATCTCTGCATCAATATATTCCTGAGATGGAACACCGAAGATGGATGGTTCATCAGCAATAAACGATGCGCCTAGCATCTCAATAGTCTTAGCACCAGTTTTATCAATCGTATATCGTTGCGCTGCCAGTTCGTCAAAGAAGTGGTCACGAATATCAGTCACTTTTAGCATTATCAGCTACTCTCTTTCTAAGTCCAGATGATGAAAATCTATGGTTCCGTTTGTTGAAGTGGAACTCAATACCTATTTTACGACAAATATCTTTGCCTGTAAACTCTTTTTCTTTATATTCTTCTCCTAGAATACGAATGTTAATTGGATACATTTCTAGAATATCTAGGAGATCTTGTTCAGAATTATATACTACAATCTCATCAACATATTTCACTGCCGATAGTTGTGCGTATCTTTCTACAATAGTCTGAACGGGTTTATTCTTATCAGGTCTATCATAACTTGGATCGATTTGTAAACCGCAAATAAGATAATCGCATTGAGACTTGGCTTCGCGCAACATCATAATATGCCCGGCGTGAAGCAAGTCAAATGTGCTACAAGTAAATCCAACTTTCATGTTTATCCTATTTTTTACGTCTACGTTTTTTATTAACTGTTCGACGAACATCAAAAACTATTTTAAATCGTGGTAGAATTTCAATTCTAAACCAGCCTAGTCTAAAGTTAAGTCTCATTTTTTTCCACTTGCTTTATATTTGATCGGATTAAGAGCCTTTGCTTTTTTCTTTAAGCTTTTGTTTTCACGAATTGCACCAGATTTAGTTTTTACTAGTCTAGATTGTTTTGCCATGTCACACATTTCCATTCAATTTAATTAGATTGCGAACCCATTCGATTTTAGCCTCACGAGTCCATCCACTCAAATAATCGTTATCACGATCAAAGAATGTTAGCATTTCATCCTCATCGCACTCATATGTGTCAACAATTTGTTCGCCAAGATGATTCTGAGAAAATTCATTACACTCTTCCATAACAACAGTATCCATAGCCCAGTCGGCAAGGTCTTTGTCTGTCGCCTTTACATCAGTATTCATCTTACGTAGATCATCTTTATGCATCACAAACCGATGATGAAATGTTGAAATTGTTGTCACTACCACATAATCTTTATTTTTCATTTTTATACCTTTTTATAAGCATATTCCAAGGCTCTGTCAGCCTCGATCTCAATAGGACGGTTTTCATACCAACCACCATTTTCCATATCAAATTGCTTACATAGTTCAGCGATTTGAGAAGCTTGAATAGGATATTCCTTATCAATTGCTCTAGCCGATATTGCTACCATGATTTGATACATCTTATGATACCAACCAGTTTCGGTAATAGTAGAATATTCAGCAGCAAGCTTCTTAGGCCAAAACGGGCAATCATGATAACTTGACCAAACAATGTTGGTATTTTGCATCATCGACTTACGGTGATTGACTACTTGCTCTACGAGTTCAGGAGGTAGTCGATCGAGAAACGTGTTACCACTCTTAGCCCTATCTACGTAGGGGTATTTAGCAAGTAAAGAAGATACCCGTAGTGGCTCATTACCGCCACTAAAAATAAAATTATAAGCATCAGCATACGCCGCAGGGATGTAATACATTCTGCTGAGGTCTTTACATTGTTTATCTCCTGCATCGTCCAAGTGAGATTGCAGTGCGAACCAGAAATGTTTGATTTCGTCCACCGCCACATGGCGATCAAGTTCGAATACGAGTCTGAACTTCGGTTTATCAGGACGCGAGCTTGCAGTAGAATAACAAACAAACCGCCAGTTAGAAACCCGTGAATTAACATATTCATTTAGGTCTCCAGCAATCTCAATGTCATCAACATCAACAGCACACCAACCTGCCCAAGCAGTAACGTTTTTGTTGGCTCGAGTAGTATCTGGTTTATATATAGCCGGCGAAAATAATTCAGCATCTACCTTTCCTTTCTTAGGTTGCTTAGATAATTCATATAGGAGTTTCTCTAGCTCGTCAAAGCTAGAGAAATCCATGCGCCGATGCGTTTTGTTATCATAGGCATATCTTTGTTGTTCTTCCCACCAGCGTGGTGGTTTAAACAGCGTTAGGGATATCACCGTGATTATCCTTATGTGTTGGTGGTGTCCATCCAGATGGCTTAAGAAGATCTGGAAGCCCGAATGGGTTTGGTCGACCAGGCTTTACACCAGGCGATTTTGCCATATTCGCTTCGTATACACGATCCCATGCTTTATTAGGATCTACGCCGAATACGTCTAGTGTTCCAATCGCAAAGACGCAAAGGTCAATCAGACCATCAACCACTTCTTCAGCATCACAGCCAAAGAGCGATGCATCAATGGTTTCATTCATTTCTTCCATACACATACTCAGACGGAAGCGTAGATACTTCTGCATAAGTTCTTTATCGTGTTTATTCTTTTCCATCCAATCAGTAACACCAAACTTGTGGTGCATCATGCGGATATCATTAGGCCAGTCGCTCATATTATACTCCAATTGTTGACTTCATTATTATACTTCATATCGACGTATTTGTAAACAGACGTTATCCGAAGATATCGTCCATTGTGATTTTTTCTTCAGCACTCCAGCCAATAGCATCTAGAATTGGCTCAAGTGGATCTAGGAATGTTTTCTGAAACTGAAGGTCATAGTTAACATGCTTATGTAGCTTCAATTCTTCAGGCAGATACTCTGGAAATGCAATGACATTCTCTTTGACTGGATTAGGCATCTTAAGATAACAGAATTTTACTTTCTCACCGGCCTTAATAGTTTCATATGTTGAAGACAAACCATTCATCTTTAGATGGTGATTATATAGCAAGCTCCCACGTACGTGAATGGGCGTACCCTTTGCATAAACGGTTTTGCGCCGTTCCCATTTCTTAAGATCACTCACTCCACGAGGGAAGGCAACTTTCTCGGGAGGAAGCTGTTTAAAGTCTTTCTTAAACTTTGCAATAAAGTCTTGAGTACCATGACGATCGCCAGTAAGCATCATCTTAAACGCCGCCTTAAACTTGTCACGGACAACCTCAGGAGTAGAAGACTTGATGGCTTCAATGCCCATAATCTTCATCTTAGGCTCTGCATATTGCACACCTTCAGAGTTATGAACATTGAGAATATATCGTTTCTTAGCAGTCCAAATACCACGGTCAGCAATAACCTCACGGGCCATAACCATACGTTTGTCAAATGCATTCATGTGATCATATAAGTTGTCATATGATTTCTCTAGCAATGGGATGAAATGTTCTTCACAAATCTTATCAAGTGCTTTAACCGGATCTTCAGGCTTAAGCTTTTTAATCAACGCGCCGAAGTTAACATAAACCGAGTCAGTATCAATAGCAATAACATAATCACGGTCGTTAGTCTGAAGAATACGGTTCATCTCAGCGTTGATAGCACGTTCCGCCCATTGGATAGTAAGCTGACCTGATAACGTAATGCCTTCTGCCATACGCATATCAAAGTAACGGAAATACTTATTACCCAAAGCTCCATACAAAGAGTTAAGAAGAATTTTAATAGCCATCTGACGGTTTTCAAGCTGGTTAATTTGCCGTTCAAGTTCTACTGTTTTATTCTTCTGATACTCTTGTTCACGTGCAAGCATTTCTTTCTTGACAGCCGTACGTTCACTATAGTAATCGACAATAAGCTTAGGCAAGAAACCTTGTTTGTCTTTACGGTATGATGAACCATTGATAGCAACAGCAACATTCATATCCATGGCACGAGGATCAACTGGAGTGTTCATATAATGCTCAACGCCTTCTTGGAAACGACCTTCCATAGATGTGACCAAAGTCTCGGGTGACATATTATATTGAACAATCAAGTTAGGATACAGCGAGTTAAGGTCAAATGATACGACCCAATCGTGTGCTCCAACATGAGGTTCTTTCACGTATCCGCCTGGATAGGGATTCTTAACCTTTGGATCATTAGGTGGAACTGCGATCTTAGATTTACTCAACTCACGGTAAATGATTGAGTCCCAGATTGCGGTGGTTCCCATAGTGTCTTGATAGTTAACACCTCCACGATATGCCATAGTCATAGCGAGTGTAATAAGATCCATCTTTTCATCAATACGTTCCACGAGCATAACGTCTTTGATGTTATAATCGATATAGAGCTGATAGTTTTCTTTATAAAGGTTTTGTAGGTTACCATATTCTTCATACGAAAGCTTGCGTTCGCCAAGAACTACGTATGCAATATGATCAAGTTTATATGACTCTTGAGCGCCGTATGAATAACCAAACTTCTTAAACAGCTCGATGTAGTCCATCTGAGTAATGCCTTTAATATCAAAAGCACACTGTGGTGAACCATTTACGGTAATTTCTTGGCGGTCTACCATATTCCATGGAGAGAAAGCTTTTACTGCTTCTTCAGCTCCGAGGCGGGCAATACGATTTAAGATATAAGGAACATCGAAGAACCTGATATTCCAGCCCGTAATAATGTCTGGGTAATTGCCTTTCCAGAACTTGATATACATCGCAAGCATTTCTACTTCGCTTTTACCACGATGCTCTTGGACAATCACGTCTTTCAGGATAGATTTATCTTTATCCCAGTCACCGAAGTGGAAAACATGATATACGGCAGACTTACTTGACTTATGTGTAATAGCTGTAATAGGATGTGCCGCTTCATCGGGGAGAGGAAAGCCATCTTCGGAATGCACTTCGATATCAATATTAGCAACATTGACCATTGAGCGGTCAAATTTAATATCACCTGGAAATTTATCGGTAATAAACTGATGGATGAAATTAGACGTGCCATATACTTCAGCATTATCAATTTCTTCATAGCGCTTACAAAAATCACGCGCTTCTGACATAGAGTCAAACTTGACAGGGGCAACTGGCCGGCCTTGTAGGGTTTTCCAGCCAGTGTCTATCTGCGACGTGACATACATTGTGGGTTTGAATTTGTATCGGTGTTCAACAGCAGTGCCGTTGTCGGTGTATCCACGATATAGGATACTATTCCCATAACGGGAAACGTTTGTGTAAAAGCTCATACTACCTCCATAATCTAAAATATAATATCACAATTTGAGGTTATCGTACACCCCTTATAACAGCAACAAGATGGTATCTATCTTCATTAGATGCATTAAATGCAGTGTGCATTTTCGATGTGTCAGTCATATACCATTGATTTTGTTTCAAATGCTTTACTTCATCATCAATTACCATAAAACAGCCTTCTTGTGTTTTGATTGGGAAATGTATTCGTTTTCCATAATCGGTATGCCACGATAGACACGTTTGAGGATTTGACCTCATAATCCTAACTCTTCCTAAAGAATATTTTTTGGAAAGTGCATCGTATACTTTTTCAAATGAAGTGTTTCTAAATATACTACATAATTCAGTAAAATCTCTCTCATGTAGTATCTTTTCTTTTTTACTTTTAATCAAATATCCTTCGCCTGAAACGTCCCAGTCCCATTTCATACTTCCGACGCCAATCTGACAATCATCATCGTGATCGACCGGATAATTTAAACATACATTATTGTATTCGCATATAGACTTTAGTTCTTCAAGTAAGTTTTCATACACAGGAAGATCATATAATTCCTCAAAGTTTACCATTATTAAAATATCTCTTCATGTCGTTGTGCCTCTCAACAATATTCATGAGTTCTTCTTGAGCTGCTACTGCTGTATCAAACTCGAAGCCGTCATTAACGTGATTAATGATTGTCCAGAATTGTTCTTTATCCATTGAAGTCATGCAATATATTGACATTGCCGCCATCATGAAATCAAATTCGGTTAGGTCGCCATAAAGATCGTCTTCATTATCTTTAGCCATAAAAAATACCTCCGCATTGCTACAGAGGTATTTATTATATTTTACTTAATCTTTTGTAGAAACGAATGAATACATTTCTTTGGCTTTTGCCATTAGATCTTCCGTGGAATACATCTTATAAGCTTCTTTTAGCTTATCTTCAATGTCCGTACGAGCTTTGTTTCCTTCAGCAACCATGTTCTCATAGAACTGGATGTTCATATGATATTGCTGATCCAAATATTCTTTGGCTAGTTGTAGCATATCTGCACGGATTTCGAATGGATTCTTATTACTCATTTTGTCACCTTTGCCATAGCTTCACCCACTGCATTCGCAAAATCTGTAGTTGATTTTGCAGCAAGTTTAGTGAATTCAGTTTGAGATTTGATAAAATCATTAAGAGGCTTGCTCATTGCCTCATCTTTAACCCAAGTATCTACAAAGATTTTCTTTGCATTTTGAATCATGTCGATAAACATGTTTGTCATATAATCGTTATTCATTTTAGTTCTCCTGTGTGTGATGTCATTATAAAATGAAAAGGGGATTATGTAACCCCCTTTTACATTATTTTTTTGCCTTTAGAGCTGTTAACGTCAAAGCACAATTTCTAGCTTCTTCGTGGTAACCTAGACGATGAAGTTCTTCAACTGCTCTGGCATATCCGATGATTTCAAAGGTTCTAAACAGAGCCTTTCCGAAATTACCGAATGGGTTCACAACGTAATTCATAGCTAATGCAGTCATATTATACCCAACCTTTTAGATTTTTGTTGGTCATGCTATGAACTGTATCATAGATTTCACCTCTGGTAAGACCTATGTCATTTAGCTCACGATCAGTAAGAGCACGGAGCTCTTTGATAGCTTGATTGATTTCACGATGTGTTTGGTACTTAGATTTTAAGTTACCAATGAGGGTCAGCAACTCGCTGACCGGATTCAGTAAGTAGTTCTGGATTGTTAGTATTGTGTGTGTCATTTGAGACCTCGTTGTTTCCAATTGAAATTTTACGAGGACGCTGATTTTCTGGGACTACATACTTCAACTCAATTGCTAGTATGCCGTCTTGAATATCTGCTCCGTGCACTTGCACGTGTTCAGACAATCTAAAGGTGCGTTTGAATTTCTTCGTAGAAATACCACGATGAATATACTCGCGACCTTTTGAAACATGATCACCTGTTACGGTAAGGGTTCTATCATGTAGCTCAATATCGATACCATCTTTACTGAAACCAGCTACTGCAAGTTCAATTAGATAATCCGATTCACCCGTTTTAAGGATGTTATGAGGAGGATAGTTATCGTAGGCATGCTTTGTAACGTGATCAAGTTCTTTAAAGAGGTGATCAAATCCTACAAAGGCTGCAGGTGGAAATGAAGTTGTGTTGATTCGTCTGCTTGTCATTGTGTTCTCCTTTTTCAAGCAAGAATATTAAGAGCCGGATTGTTCCGCACTCAAGTGTATTTATCCTAAAAGGTAAAAAATAAGCTATACCATTACGGAATACCTGATATTACATTTTAGGATAAAATTATTTGTTACCGATGTTATATTTCGGGCAGAGTTCCCATTGCTCTTTTTCTTTGAATGGGATAATTTTAATTTGGCGAAGAGGCGCCAATTGTAATGTATCACCCTTTTTAGCAAACTGAATTAGCCCCCAGTCACTTAAAAGCATAGCAATACTATTTCTACGTTGGATATCATTTACTTCAAGATTTGATTTTTTACCATCGAGAAGAAATAACTCTTTAAAATGCACAATAAAATACCTACCCTGCTTATGCAAGATATGGCAAGACTGATACAATTTCTTATCTTTACGGGATGCTACACCAATTCGCGTTAGTGTTTCTCTAACTTTTAGGAAGTCATCGGGTTCATTCAATGTAACTTCAAGCATGTCAGATGGTGTCCATTGGACATTATTTTCTTGTTCTACCACCTTTGTTCACCTTTTCTCTCAAATTCATTATTTGGTCGGATGAGAGAAGGGGCAAAACTTGGCGGGCTTTTTCATTACTATAGCCATAATATTCTTTTACCACTTCAACATCATTAACCAATTCAGGTTTATTCCATTTAGAAAAGCGCTTTCGCTTTCTAACAATATTTATGAGAAAATGGTATTGTAGTTTTTTATCCAAACTAGCGTGTTTATTCATCTCATTGGCCATCAATATAGTATCATTGAAGTATGAAAGTGAACGATTTACTGTAAAAGGAATATATGCCTTTTCTGCCAAATCATCTATCATTAAATCTTGTTTAGTGGTATTAATAGAGTTCACATATTCAAATGGGTTCATAATATATCCATCATTTTAGAAATGCAAAGTCTGTTTACATCTCCGCGTTTAAATTCATCGTATTTGTTTAGATAATCCAGCCCAAATATAACAGTATTTGAGCTGACTAATCCCATCTTAACACATATTTGCTCCTGTGTAAATCTGTATTTTTCGTACATATCATCAGGGCCATACTTATCTATTAGATCATAGTGAAACATTGCTGTTGCGGTAAGTGGGTACTGCCAATCAGCATAAACTGCCACAGGATAATCATCAATTGTATATAGAAGACCTACGCGTTGCCAACCAGTTCCAAATGTCTTTGAAAGAGAAAAACAAACACTATGGATGTTCTTATATTGGCTAAAATTGAAATCGATATTTCCACATATACCAAAGAAAGCACAATCGATAAAGATAGGAATGCCTAGTTTATCAGCTTCCGCAATTCTATGATGAGAGCCATTACCATCGCCAGAAAATGGGTGACTAATAATAATCACATCTGCTTCAGAAAGATTATGTGTTACCCTATCAGGAAATACCTTTTCATGATACCCGTATTCACCATTAAATACCCCAATTTTGTTATAAAGAGAATATGTTTGATTAAATGCGTCTGTGATACCAGAAACAATATAGCTATATTTTGGTAGCCCATTAACATTTTGTTTAGAGCTATTAATCCAATGGTCTAGCTTATAGTTAAATTTTTCATACAAGGCGGCATCATAATCTCCATGAAATTCAATAGGTCTAGCTGCGCCTGTAATAGGATTAATCATAAAAGCTCTTTCAACTTAGGTGATATAGTTGGACTAATCTTAGACAGCCATAAATCTATTTCTCGGAGAGCATATGGCATTAGATCATCGCTACGCTTTCTCATATATTTAAAATCAAACATAATAACTTTGCCATCTCTTTTAGTCATATTCGATAAAGATCCATTCAATTTATAAACATCAATCTCTTTAAAATATTTATAAATCTCTATTACCTGATATTCAATATCTGGAATATCTTCATATCCCTGAGTAAGCAGATCTGGCCCATAATATTCTTGAATGACATATTTCTCATCAACATGTATTTCAATAAGTTTTGGGACCCAAGGGATTTCATTAAGTTGAATTAAACCAGCTACCTCATTTTTCCATTTATCTTCTATATATTCTTCAGAAAATTCAGATGGTTTGCCGGATGAGGTGATTCCTCCTACCTTAAAGTACCTCTTAATAAGTGTCTTATCTTCGTTTAAATAAACAGATGCAATCTTACCTAAATTAATATGATTTGGATAGGGTGTAAATGGTATCCATTTCATTCTATACCACTATCAATAGAAGGCCACATGACACGCTCAATTCTATCTTCAAGTTTCTGTTTAGTAAGAGACGTTGACTCGCCTTTCTGAACATCAACAGTATCAAAATAAAGTTGAGGTACAGTCTTATGACCCTGTTTTTTAAACCATTCCATAGCAGTATCACTATTAGAAATGTTAACCTCTTGATAAGACATTCCCCACTTCTCAAGGTTTTTCTTTAGATTCTTACAGTAAAAGCATTGATCTTTGGTATAAATTGTTAGCATATTATCTCCTAGAATGATGTTACTGCGTCTACCAGAATTTGAAGACGCATAGTGTCCATAGCAATATCATGACGAGGATCGTGAGCAATAAAGTGTTCAGCCAAATCCTCTGGAACAAAGTTGTTTTTTATATCGCCAGTAATAGCGAGGCCTTCGATGTAGCTGATCGTATCACGAACATCCCACCAAGCGTATGGCTCTGGATTGCCAGTTGCTTTCATAAGAGAAGTCATAAACACCGGATCAAATGTATTTCGGCGTGTATATGTTAGCCCGGGATAATCCGGCATATTCTCTTTATAAAACGAATAAAGTTCAGAGATAGGTCGGTCAAGTGATGGATTAGGAGCAATAGCCTTTTGAGCTTCTTTACTTTGTTTACCCCACCATTCGACCGTCTCTTTACAGATCGTACGTCCATAATTTTTAACCTGATCTACAACATCAAACTTCATAAACTTGGCATTATCAACCAGCTCGTTATATGTATACGGATTTGATGTAAAACGTTTAGGATCGAAGTTAAGCATAGCAAAAGAAACTACTACGCCGTTAACGGGATCCTGTGACATGGTCTCAAAGTCATAGATTGTATTCATTGGATTTGTACCTCAGACATAATTTCGGTCATACAAGCCACAAGATTGAGTTCATGGTCTGCAACGAATGCTGCTTTATACTGATAGTCAGCAAGGATAAGAACGATTTGTGGAATGCTAGCAGGGGCAACTTTATCGTAAATGCGATCATATACGCCACGGATAATAGCTGACGTATCAAGATCCATGTTGTTCACAATCCACTGACGCATCTTTTTAAAGTCTTTGGCTTTAATGTGAGCAAAGAGTTCATCGAATTGACCTTGAGTTCCAGCCATAGCCGTAGCAATATTAAGTTCACCACCATTGCTATTACGTTGGATTTCATTAATAACGCGACGCCAGTCTGGAGTGTATTTCATAATGACTTCTGCAAGATCTTTATCCTGATATGTAACGTTCTCAGTATCAAGAATAGTTTGAAGACGCTTCATCATCTGAGCAGCTAATGGTGCTGTATCCTTTTTGCTCGTGTTGAATTCGTATACACCACAACGTGAATGAAGTGGTTCAATAATACGGTTCTTAAAGTTACAAGTGAGGATAAAGCGACAGTTATCAGAGAATTGCTCAATAAAACCACGCAACGCAGGTTGTGTGGACTGAGCATTCATATAGTCAGCTTCGTCTAGAATAACAACTTTATATCCACCGCCAAAGCTGACAGTAGAAGCAAACTGTTTAATTTTACCACGAAGCGTATCAATGTTACCTTCTTCAGATCCATTGATTACGATATAGTCAAGACCCAACTCGTTACACAAAGCCTTAGCTGCCGTGGTCTTGCCTAATCCAGCAGTACCGGTGAAAAGCATATTCTGCAATTCACCGGTATCTACCATATTCTGAAGTGTCTTCTTAAGTGCCGTAGGCAGAATAGTTTCAGAGATTGTTTTTGGGCGGTATTTCTCTACCCATAGAAAGTCTTTAGACATAATAACTCCAATTCAAGGTTTGTTCATTATAATATATTAGGAGTATAATGTAAACTATTCTTCCTGTGCTGCAGCCTCTTGAGCGGCGGCTTCTGACATAGCAATGAGTTGAACACATTGGTCACGGAGCTGGCCGATTGTAGTAAGTTCTTCACCGCGGAATCCACCACGTTGTACAACAGTATCAATAACTGCCATTGTGCTACGTGCTACGCGCGCTGAGATTTCAATAATTTGTTTGTCCATTTTAGGCTCCGTAAGTTGAGGATTTTTCTAGTGCAATCCAGTAAGTAATATCTTGCTCAGTATGAGTAAAGCGAGACATGAGTTTTGATGAAAGTCCGACCTTATATGTGCCGGGAATGATTTTTAGGTTTGGGATACCAAATACCAATGAGAAGTTTTCATGCTCATATGTTCCAGCGATATCAAGGCTGAATGTATTTGATGTTGGATTTTCTGGGTCAAACACGGTAAGAACCAATGATCCATTAGCAGCGGTAACTGACACAAGAGAATGCCCAAGAGCTGATGCTGCACGTTTGATTTTGTTTAGTGTATCCTGATCAAACTCAAACTCTACTTGGAAACTATCCATTTCCATAGCTTTATCTAGCATAGTGCCGTTAGGCGATGTGAGCATATCAGTATCAGTGAAGAAGTATTTAATCTTTGAACGACCAGTTGAGTCAGAGATAACTGCAAACTTTTCTTCAAATTTAACTTGAGGTTCGTCGACAAGTGAAAGAACACCCAAGAATTCATTCAAGTCGTATACGCCAAATGTGGATGGGAATTCGGCGTCAACAGAAGCAGCAGATAGAATATTACGTGCTTCAGAGATGGTGCAGATACGTGAACCTGCATTGAAAACGATGTTGGAATTAATACCAGCATAGTTCTTAAGGATTTGTGTGGTTGAGTCAGATAGTTTCATAATGTCTCGCTTTCATTTCGCATTTGTATATTGTACATAATATTAAGCAGATTGTAAACTAAAATCTTTCATCTTTGAAAAGTTTTTATCTTTGTAGAATTCAATCTTGTTTTTGAATTTGCCTTCAAGAATTTCGCCTTTATGGCTGATAACAAACACGTTAGTATCATCACCTAGAGTATAAAGGATTTTCATAAGGTTATCAACGCCATCATGATCAAGAGATGAATCAAACGTTTCATCAAGAACCAAAAGATTAGTCGCAACGCTATTTTTCATCTTAGCAATTTGACGCCACGTGAATAGAAGCGCCAAGTCAATGCGCTGCTTCTCACCCTCAGAGAATGAGTCATATGAAAACGCATCGCGGTGACGTGAACGAATAGTCTCTTTAAACTCTTCATCCAAGTTAAAGTGTACAAAGAAGTCAAGGATTTGTAAATACTGATTAACAAGGTTATTGATAATAGGAATATACTGTTTAATAACTTTAGTTTTAATGCCAGTATCTTTTAGCATCTCTCCCATAACAGCGTTATATGACATTTCTTCATTTAGGATAAGCCTGTTTTCCATCAAAGCGTTTTGCTCAGATTTCATCTCAGACAATTCTTCATTAGCTCTACCAAGATCACCTTCACGGGCGGTCAATCTACTAATGTCAGTATTCAACGAAGAAATACTACTATGAAGTCTATTGATAGTCTG